CTTAAAGATAGTTTATTCTTTTCAACAGAAGGTAGTTTTAACCATTTTGGTAACTCATCATACATAAAGATTACTTTAGTAACTAAGTTACGAGCTGTTGCTTGAGTGGTTGCTAATGCAAGAATGTTTTTATCTTTATGAAATAACATTAACCAAAGAGTATATGCAGAAGCTAAAGTAGATATACCTAACTGTCTTGATTTAAGAGTTATAAGGTATTGATGATCTCTAAATAAATGAAGGACTTTTTCTTGAAAAGGATATAGAGCAAATAAAATACGTCCTCTAGTAGGATGCTGTATATGGCAATACTTTTTCATAAAGTACGCCGGATCTTTAGCACACTTGATGTACTCTTGTGCTATTATTTTTTTTATATCTTTTGCCATAACTACTATTTAGGAAATAGCTTCTTATAATTTGCAGTAATTTCTCCTCCTACTACTGCAGTATACGCTAATAGAGAATCAGGATCTAACCGTTCTTCTGTAACTTTAAACCAATCTAATGCACCTTCCGGGCTAACTTCTACTATGAACTGATCTAAACCGGGTTTAAGAGCAAACTTTCTTTTACATATAGCAGTGATAACCATTTTTGCCATTTCAACTGGTTCATTTGGATCGTTAGTATATCTCATTAAGCTATTAAAATTATCTCTTAAATCCTTAAAAATATCATATACTGAGGCTAGTTCATCTAAATCAATATTTTTTAACCTCCATACGCCTTCACAAGCATCTGTTAATTCTGAGGTTTTAAAGTTTGTTGGTATAACAACTTTTTTCTTAACTTCAGGATTAAATACTTTAGTAAGTGTGTCAAGTGCAAAAATAGTATTAAGTATTCTTAAGTTTTTATAGTCTTTAGCAAACTTCCCTAACTTTATCTGTCCGTTAGTACCATAAGATTTCACTTCTACTTTTGTACCGTTTATGTCTAAATCTGCAGCATCTTTTATTCCTTTACCTCTATTTTCAGAAGCGGGAGTATTGCCTCCTTCTTGATGGTTAAACAACCAATATAAAGCTATTTCACCGTTGCCCATACTTTGATCAACAGTAATTTTGTAAATTTTACTAAATGCTTCTTTATCTCTAGAGTCTACTTTAAATGATGTAGAACTATTAGGTATTGAGTAGCTTCCGTGGACTTTTGGTATTTCGTTTAACCTATCAATAATATGTTTATCTAAACCACCATCTCCTTCAGGTAAAATATTCTGTTCATTAGTTTCCTCTTGTACCTCTTCAACAAGTATATTAATGATAGAATCTAATATAGCTTTATCTTTAGGATTCTTTATATCAGGAGTTCCTGATTCAGACCTATATGCCCATTCAGTATATAGTTTATCGACTATGTTCATATTATCCTTCTTCTCCTGATTCGAAGTCTATTTCTTCTCCTCCTAAGTCTTCTCCACCTTCATCACCTCCGAGGTCATCTCCTCCTAGATCATCACCGCCTTCTCCTCCGCCTGCAGCATCATCTCCGGGGAAGTCTCCTCCGCCTCCACCGCCTCCGGCGTCAGTGTCAAAATCTCCGCCTTCTTCTTCTCCTGCTCCTTTCATAGGTGCTTCTTTATATAGAATAGCTAGTTTATCGATTGCTTGTTGGTAATCTGCTATATTAGATAGTACGTATCTCTTTCCAAGTATTTGAGCTTCGAAAGTTTTACCTGTCCATTTTAAAATATAATCTTGACCGTTTTTTAAGTTTACTCTAAAAGAGGTTGGTCTTGGAGATATCCAGTCTATAGATTCTACAAACTCTTTGAAGTCTTCTGTTTGAAGTTTTACAAGAGCTTGTTTTACAGTAGGAAACTTTGCTAGTATGGTATCGGTAGCATCCTCTAACACTGTTTCAGGTCCAGCGTCTTCTTCTGGTTCTTCTTCTGGTGTTGGTTCCTCTTCCTCTTCAGAAAGTTTATCTAGCATAGATTCGTTTAAACCTTGTGGGATGTTAGTATCTAATACTTCAACTTGTTCACCTTCTAACTCATCCATTATACCAGGGTCATATTCATCTACACTAAAGTAGAGTATAATTCCATCCGGGTCATCTTGAATTTCGTATTTAATCCCAAATATGTCTTCTAATACTACTTGAGCTTTATTTTGACTAGCAGCATCTTTAGAAATTTTTATATAGAAATATCTATCTGGAGCTTCATTAAGCTCAGTAAGTACTTCAGCGTATGCTTCTAGTATAAGATTATTTAAATGAGATTTTTTCATCTTATAGTTATTTTATAAGTCTTGTCCTAATCTACCAAACTCTATGTTAATACCTACTTCTTGAGTGAACTGATCTAGAAATGTTCTGATGTCATTTCCGAAGTAATGACGTGCCATAAACTCTACAACCTCGATTACCTCTGCTTGTTCGTCGCCAGAAGATTCCATAGCTCTTTGTTTAATAAGTTCTATAAAATCATCTCCTCCTGCTACTCTTTCTTCTACTGATGTATCTAACTCTTGTCCTGCTCCAGTTTTAGCAACTTTACTGTGCATCTTAGCCTCATGATCTTTCTTTTCTTGATTAAGTTTTTTTACCTTAGCAATAAATCCTTTTCTTTTAGGATCATCTTGAGGTAACTTATTCATTGATGGAGCAAGTGCTTTTACTTTTTTAAGATCAGCTTGTATATCTGATAATGATCTACCTTCATCTATTACTCCTTCTTCGAGAGCTAACTGATCTAATGCTGGTTGCTTTTCTTCTGCTTCTAAGTAATGTTGTGCTGATGAAATAAACTCTCTTGCTTTTATTACCTTACCTTGCCACCAATGAGGAAAATCTACTTCTCCATCTGACTTATCATACTTATCTAACTGCTTGTAAAGTTTAGCAGCATAAACTGCAATGTCATATACATCATTTTTAAGCATGTCAGGTTCATCATCTTGATGACCAACATCTAAATCTCCTTCTTCTTCTGGTTCTATATGCTTTGCACCAGGCATAACGGTACCATCAGGCATTGTATGAGTGTCTTGTGAGTCAGTTTCTTCTGTTTCCTCTATATCGTTTGCACTATTCATTAGTGCATATATTTTTGCAATGGTTTCTTGGTCTTCTGGAGTTAATCTTTTCATACGTTCGTGTTCTTGAGATTCTTCATCTCCGGGTTTCATTTCTGATGTTAATTTGACATTGATTCCATCATCTGCTAAGTCAGCGGCTTTCTTTTCATCATCGGTAGAGACTACTCCTTTATCTGCTTCAAGTAGTTGTTTTTGAAGTGATTCTCGTAATACAGTGAGTTTATGTTTAGTTTCTTTAACGTCCAATGTAGTATTTTTATTATATGTGCCGTTTTGTATTTTTTCCAATGTAAGTTCACATTGTGATAAACGATCTTTGATTTCTTTGTATGTCATCTTCGAAAATGTTTTGTATACGTATATAAATAAATAGTCTAAGTATTACTACTATAAATAACCCTGTAAGGTATACCTGTTTTTAAAAGAGTATATCCTAGAGCTACTCCTTCTCCATTTCCTACTCCACCCTTATGTCCATGATGTTTATAGGAGTTAGATGTAAAAGGATCTTTCATATTATTAAATATACGTAAAAAATCTGTATAATCATACTTTGGAAACAACATTCTGTCTTCATGTACTAATATTATATCATTTTCTTCAACATCTTCATACTTAATAATATCTTTAAAAAACTCCCAAAAGTAATCATCTTCAGAAGGTAAAGAGTTAAGTGTTCCTTCTTTATTCCAGTATTGAAAAAATTGTATTTCGTTTGATTTGAAGTCAAAAAGGTCAAAATCGATTTGGAGATTCCTTAACTCATCTGCATCGTAAACTAACCCTAGGCTATTATATTTGTTAATATTCTCTAAACCAAAAATAAACTTATCAAAATAGTTAAATGTATCTTTTTGATATTGCTTAGTGTTATATCCTTTAAAAGCAAAAGGCTTATCAGTTAGAATATGTATATTGAAATGTTTAGAAAAATCATTCTGTAAAAACTGTTGTACTTCTTCTATATAAAAGTCACCTACAGCACTTGTTGAGAGAAGTATTTTATTTTTTTCCACCTTTCATGTTAGCACACCAGTGGTACATTTTACCTTTTTCTCCACCAGCTTTTTTAGCCTTAGCTCTCAATGATGAAACTGAGCCTTTGCATGATGCTCCTGATTTTTTTACTCTACCGGGTTTAGATTTACCTTTTACTTTACCGTCAGCATAGTTTTCGTAAACATCAGTTGGTTGAAAAATATCAGCTATACTTTTAAGTATTTTTACATGTTCAGCTTCAAGTAGAGGATATGTGTCTCCAAGAATACCTCTATCTGTAGTGGATAAGTACGGGTAAGATTTTTTACCGCTATCACCAGGTATTAGAATATGTTTACCTGATTTGTCTACTACTTTAAATATAATGATAGAACTATCATACTCTCCTGCTCCTGCTTTTTTACTGAAGTCATATTTGTTTTCATCAAACTGGTATTCAGCTACTTGAACTTCCTTGTAGTTGTTTTTTTCGATGAAATCTTTTAATACATGTTCATCTATCTCATCTGTTTCAGCTTCACCTATGTAAGCTGCTACATCGTTAGGATTAGGTTTAGGTTTAGCATCTTCAAAATCTTTAGCTTGAAAATATGCTCTAGCAGCTTTATCTAAATAATCTTTACCGGGGCCTTCATTTAAAGAAAATACAGTAGGATCACCTGATATCTCTCCGTGGTTAAATCTAAGTTCAGATTCTATTCCTAATACTCCTAGTTTTGCTCCTAAACGTTCTTCAGTTTCAGAGTCTCTTTTTAATCTAGCGTTATAGTACTTTATGTATTCTAATGCTTCTGCTTTAGTAACCTTCTTTTCGTTTTCGTATTCACCTTCTTCATTGGTGTAAATATAAAATGTACCATGAACATCACCTTGGAAGATCATTTTTATCTGGTCATTATCCAGATTACGTTTACCGTCTATAACACTAATAACTGTTATATATTTATCAATAGTAGCTTCTTCTTTGTTAATCTTCTTACCTGCTTTAACTGCATCTTTATGTGCATTAGAATTTTTATGAGCAGGTTTTTCACCTCTAGCTTTTTTAGCTCTAATATTAGCCCAAAGGCCAGGTTTTTCTTCTTGTAGTTCTTTAAGTGCTTGTATAAAATTTTTCATATGCTTAAATTTTATCTGAGTGCATCATTAACATTCTTATAATGATACCTGCCATTATACCAAAAATTATCCACAAAGCTCTATTCACTCCTGCTTTCCAACTTTGAAGCTCATTAAGCCTACTTACATTATCAGCATAGAGTTCAGCTCTAGATTCATGATATATTCTGCTTTCGGTATTTTTATTGGTATTTACTATAACACCATTGTCAGGGTTTAGTAATGTACGTTTTAAATCAGAAACGTCTTCTTTCATTTTCTGAAAGTCATTAGCCATCTGTTTCAACTCGCCATTCGGCATGTGAGATTTAATGTGGGTAAGTTCTGATAGTACGCTTTCTAGAAGCTGCTTTTGGGTCATTAGTGTATTTTTATATAAATATCACATATGTTCTTTTAAGAAACCTAGATAAGTATTAAGATTAGTAGCAACTTTTTTCTTTATATCTTGATTAGAATTCCAATCTTCTACATCCCCCTGTTCAGTAACGAAAGATATTTGCTCATTAACAAAATCATCAACCCATTCTTGTATATCTTTAGCGAAAGCTCTAACATTACCTTGCATCATATTTTTTTCATACTGATCATATAAACCTGCTTTTTGAAGGTCAGCTTCCATATCAATAACACAATCAAAACAAATACCATGTATCTTAAACATCTTTTTAGCAAGATGGTGTTTCATTGAACCTCCACATTTTGGACAAGTTAAAGGTACTTGTACAGCTTTTTTAGCAGCATCAAGTTTAGTGATATTTTGCTTTAAACCGTTTTTAATAGTCCACATCTTACCAGATTCTTCCCAGAGGTCTCCTTCTTCGTATCTTTTAAAAGATTTTTGATAACCAGTTTGTAGTTTAGTTTTTTTAGTAAAATCTTTATTTACTAAATTTCTGGCTCTTTGTACATCGGATTCTTTAAACTCTTTTTTAAGTAGAGATTCACTCATAACCTAACTCTTTTAATTTTTCTATAACATGGCTAACGTTACCGTCTTTACATCTAATAGCTATACCGCCTTTAGATGCCCATTCGTTTATGTTTGACTTTTTGTCGTCTATTAATATACTATTTTCATTTGCATATCTCTGCTTATCTTTAGAGTATGCAAATATTACTTTTGGTTTTGGGTTAAGATTATTCTTTACCCATAAGTTCTTTCCTAATCTAGAGTTGTTATCTCTTGAAGGAGATGTTAACAAGTCTGGTCTATAAGGTTTAATAAAGTCCCAAAGTTGTTTTCCTTGAGGCATAAAATCCATACCTATCCAAAACTTAACTCCTACTTCAACATCTATAAGGTTCCAAAATGCTGCTATACCTTTTGCTTTCTCATACTCTTGAGGATGCATACCAGAATAATGTTCAAACCTACTTTCAAAGTCAGTAAGAACTCCATCCATATCGCAATATATTTTATAAGGTAGAGTTGGTTTTTCTTCTTTTAGAGGATACCCTTCTTTTAAAAGTTTTTTAAGTGATTTCATAACCGTTTTTTGTTTTATCTTCCCAATTTCGGAAGGTTATATTACCTACTAAGTAGGCTTCTTTTTCTAGTTCTAATAAATCTTCTGATTTGTTTGTATCAGATGTTTCTATCTTACCTAATCTACCTTCGATATTCTGTATGTGATGAACCATTTCGTGGGTAAATGATCT